TGCACTGCGCGACGCAGCGCGTCGCAGGTGTTGTGACCCTGCCAAGCCTGCAGCGAGAACGGGCTGAGCAGGGTCGATCGCTTCTCCCCGACGATTATGGCCACGTGGCCGTGGCCCGAGCATGGCGGGTCTCGGACCTCCTGCCGGCTGCGCGTGTGGCTCGGCATGTCTCCTCGGACGAAGTAGATGCGGACGAATCGGATCATGGTCTGTCGGCTCCTGAATGAAGAAGGGGAACATGCTCTGCAGCATGTTCCCCTATCTTAGGCCCGGGGCATTGCCCCGTGAACCATCGTCTTCCCTCGGGTTACTCGAGGAAGTCCTGGCCCTTGCCCTCGCCACCGGTCTCGCCGGCCTTGTCGGTGGCGGCCTTCTTCTCGGCCTCCTTCTGGGCCTTGGCGTCGGCCTTCGCCTTGTCGGCGGCCGCCTTCTTCTCGGCCTTCTCGGCGTCCTTCTTCGCCTTCGCCTCGGCCTTCTCGGCGTCCTTCTTCGCCTTCGCCTCGGCCTTGGCGGCCTCCTTGGCGGCCTTCTGCTCGGCCTTGGCGTCCGCCTTCAGCTCGCGGGCGGTCGGCACTTCCTCGCCGTCGCCGCGCAGCTTGTTGCGGTACCAGTTGATGCTGGCCATCGAGGTCTTGGCGTCCGGGAACTGTTCCTTGATGGCAGCCAGGACCTCCTCGTTGGTCTTGCCGCCGCGGATCAGGTCCTTGGCCACGTCGCCCACGCCCGGGGTCTTCTCCTTGGGCTGCTCGGCTTCGTTGGTCTTCACGTCTTCGGTCATGGTGCTCTCCTTCGTAGAGTCTGGGTTTAGGGACTGTCGCCGCCCGATCGGGCGGCATGCCCGGCGTGCGTCAGTGGGTGTAGTGTACCGCCAGGGCGTAGATCGTGGAGCCGTCGTTCGCGCGTCCGGTCGGGGCTATCACAGCTGCGACCTGAACAGGGCCAGCAGACGGTCGCGCAGGCCGCGCCCGGCGAGCGACTCCGACACCGAGCGCTTCTCCCCGAGGTTGGCGAGGATGTACTCGTCCACTGTGCCCGGGGTGACGAAGTCCTTGATGGTGACGGTCTTGCCGCCGATCTGGGTGGCACGCTCGTTCGCCTGGTCCCGCTCGATCAAATCGAACGTGTGGGAGTACCACAGGATCAGGCCTGCCGCCGACAGGTCAAGCCCCTGACCGCCGGCCTTCGGCTGGCCGACGAAGACGCGCACCGAGGGGTCGTTGTTGAAGTCGTCGATGGCCTGCTGGCGCTTGGCCTGCGAGTGGACCGCCCCGTGGTACTCCACGCAGCGGATGCCATCGGCCGCCAGGGCGCGCACGACCCGGCGGATGTCCTCGCGGTACTTGCACCAGACGATGGCCTTGCCGTCGGAGCTGCGCACCTCGTCCAGCATGGCCTGCAGCCTCGGGTTCTCGTCGTCCGACACGAGCTCCCTGACCTGCCCGTCCACGTCGACGACGAAGCCGCCGAGCATCTGCTGCAGCTTCACGAGGCGCGCGCCGCCGTCGATGGCCTCGACCTCGCCGCCGTCCTCGAGCTCCAGGATCATCTCCTTGAGCAGCGTGCGGTAGGCCTTCATCTGCGCCTCCGGCAGCACCACGGTGCGCTCGTCCATGACCAGGTCGGGCATGTCGTCGACGTCCTCCCGGAGGACCACGGAGGCCCACCTGGCCATGCGGCCCTGCAGGTCGTCCAGGTTCCGGTAGTGGTCCAGCCGCTCGTACGACCGCCCGCCCTTCGTGCGCTCCTGCACGTAGTAGGCGAAGTGGCCCTCGAAGTCGGCGAAGTTCTCGAAGCCCAGGGCGTGGTCGTCCAGCAGCTCGAACTGGCTGTACGCTGCGAGCGGGCTGTTGGAGACGGCCGTGCCCGTCAGGATGCGGCGGACCCGGCAGTACCGCTTGAGCGACCGCGCCCGCTTCGTGCGCTTGGAGCCCGGCGAGCGGAAGTCGTGGGACTCGTCGACGACCAGCATGCACTTGCCCTGGTGGCGCCGCAGGAAGCGGGCGATGATCTTCGCCGGCTTGTCGTGGATGATGGACTCCGAGTTGACGGCGAGCACGGCCAGCGCCTCGCCGCGGCACGACAGGACCCGCTCGAGCGACGCGGCGTGCTCGGGCTTGTGGGCCTCACTCGCCTGCCAGGCGTGCGCGACGTAGGGCACGGGCTCCCACATGTGCTGCGGCAGCTGGCGGCGGACCCAGTTGCAATGAACTCCATTGGGGGCAATTACCAGCACGGCCTGGATGTCGCCCTTGGCCCACCGGTAGCAAGCCAGGTCCAAGGTGGCCTTGGTCTTGCCGGTCCGCATGGTCCACAGCAAAGCACGTGCATCGTCGTCCTTATACTGGATGAACTCCTTCCACTGGTGGGCCATTGGGGGCATACGGAACGGGTAGTCTGCCATGTCAGCCATTTAGGCCCTCCTTGTTAACCAGCGCTCTAGCCATGCACAACACCAGGCCCTCGGGCCAGTCGAGCTTGGCAGAATTATAAATCCAGCATACTATGCGGATGTTGCCTGGCACATAGCCATCGGCCGCCACGAGTCGGTCTATTGATGGAGCCCATGGGTTGGCCCTCCCGCTGCCCTCCCAGTCCCACGATAGCGGCAGCCCGGTGGCGGAGCAGGTCATCGGCACAAGCAAAGTCTCCAGCATGGCCTCGGTCAGTGCGAATGGCACCTTCTGCTTAGCGGCCCTACTTTTTGTCTCGCGCATGAAGTACGCAACGGTCTTGTGCTTGCGCTCCTCCGCCCGGTAGGCCGCTATGCGTGCCTTGTTCTTCTCGCGCCACACTCGATGGTACTCCTTGTGGCGCTCCGGGTCCTTGGCGTACCGGGAGCGAGCCTTCGCCCTATCCTCGTCTGATCTAGTCATGGTAGCCATCGTCCTCGCCCTCCACCGTGTAGCCGGGGTGCAGCCGCGGCGTGGCCGGCTCCGCCCTCTCCTTCAGCTTCGCCAACGTCCACTTGTCTATGGCGCAGCCGCAGGCGTACGAGCGGCCCCCACCCCACGGGCTGCCGTGGTGCGGGCAGCGGCCCGCGTCCTTCTTCTCTTGCATGTCTTCTCTCCTACTTCTTGTAGCGATACTGGAAGGCAAATTCACCATGCTCTTCTATTGCAGCAGCTTCATAAGCCGCAGAAGCTTCTTCTGGAGTATCGAAACTTCCTAAGTGCCGTGTACTTGTTGGGCCGTCTGACGGACGGATGCGGGCTATATACTTTTTGCCATCCCATCTAAGATATACGCCTCGTGGTAAGTGTTTAGCTTCTGGTTTACGCTCCCTTGCCTTCTTGTTGAAAGCGTTATGACGCCAAGCCGCTTCACGCAGATTGCTAGGGGTATTGTTCACGCGATTGCCGTCTTTGTGGTCCACATAATCAGGCCACCGCCCAAGTTCAAGTGCCAACACAACACGATGCACTAGAAAGCTTTTGCCTTGTATCTTGACGTACAGGTACCCATCTGGGTTAGGCTTACTGCCTCCGGCTCGCTGCCCTTGGCGGTGCTGCGGAGCTAGTGGGTTCTTCCAATACAGAATACCGTCCTCATGATATACCCTATGCTGAAGTTGCTCTAGTGGTATTTCATTCCTATCTTCTCTCATACTTAACCCCTTATTTCTTGTACCTGTACCCTGACCAGCCCTCGGCGGCGACTGGGCAGCCCTCTGCCCAGTCGGGCACGTGCGCCATGGTCGCCTCGAAGTCCTCCACGCTGCCCTTGTCCTCGTCGCACTCAGCAATAAGTTCATCATGAACGCTCAGGATGACGTCGTAGACGCCCTCGTCGTGGCAGCGGAGCATCGCGTCTGCCATCAGGTCCCGGGCCGTGGCCTGGGTGATGTTCTCGACGAGCATGCCGCCGTAGGTGTCCTGACGACGCCACTTCTTGGTGTACGGGTCGACGCCCATGTAGGTGAGGCAGTCGCGCTCCTCGCCCCACGGGGTCTTCTTCTTGAGCACCTGCGGGTCGCAGTAGCCCAGCAGCCGGCCGCTCGGCAGCTTGCAGTGTAGGAAGCCGTCGAAGGACCTCCAGTACACCTTGCCGCAGCGGAAGGTCCGGCCGGGGTTCTTGACCGCGGCGATGGCTGCCGCCTCCTGGTCCCACCACATCTTCTTGACCCGCCAGAACTTGGCGCGGTACGTGTCGACGATCTGCTGGGCGAAGTCGAGCTCGATGAAGATGCCCCACTTCTCGGCGAGGGTCGCCTGGAACTTCTTGGCTCCCATCTGGTAGCCCAGCCCGAGGACGGCCTGCTTGCCCATCTGGCGCTCGTCGGCCTGCTTCACCTTGTCGGTGATGGGCCGCCCGTATATCTCGGTCGCCATCGCCATGTAGATGCACTCGCGGCGGCGGAACACGTCGAGCGCCTCGTCGTCCTCGGCGAGCCACAGCACAACGCGGGCCTCGATGGCCGCGTAGTCCGCCACCATCAGCTTCCGGCCGGGCGTCGGCACTATCATCCCGCGCAGCGCGTGCGACAGGAGCGTCATGGCGTCCCCGTACATCATCTCCATGAAGGCGACGTCGCGGGTCTTGATGACCTCCCACGCGAAGTCCATGTCCTTGATGCTGCCGCGGGGGAAGTTGTGCGGCTGCACGCCCGAGCCGGACCACCGGCCCGTGCCCGCGCCGTGGTAGAGCAGCCCGCCGTGCACCCTCCAGGTGCCCGGGGTGGCCCAATTCTGCGCCGCAACGAACTTGGCAGTGCTCGACCTGCCGAGAGCCCGGACGAGCTCCAGGCCGCGCCTGACGTCGGCCTCAAGGTCCTCGCGCTTCAGCCAGCCGTCTATGGTGCTGCCCTGCGTGTCCTCAAGCGGCAGGCCCATCTCGTTGAACCACTGGATCATGCGCGCCCGCTGCGTCGCCTTCTGCACCTGCCCGTCAGTCAGCGCCACCAGCTCGGCGTTCAGCTCGGAGAAGATGCCCTCCACTACCTCGAGGGCTGCCTCGATGCCCTCGCGGTCGAGCTGGAACCCGCGCTCGTTGATGGCCTGGTCCATCAGGTACATCCGGGTCTCCTTGTGGGAGAGGTCGCGCAGGCGGTGGGACACTGCCTCCTCTGCGAGCACGTCCACGCGGCAGTAGGCACACAGGCGCTCGATCATCTCGGCCGACTCGTGCCAGTAGAGTGGCAGGGTGAACTCGCGCTCGCCGCCGTCCCACGTGACGCGTGCGGCCCAGCCAGAGTCGGTGGCCACGGTCTGCACCGTCAGCTGCTTGACCGGCACCCCGACGCCGGAGTGCGCCTGGACCCACTGCTTGACCTCCGCCACGCGCGGCTTGCGGGGCTTGGCCATCTTCTTCATGACCTTGGAGCCCTCCATGTCCTTCTTGACGCGGAGGCGCAGGGCCGCCGTGCAGCCGTCCAGCGATCGCGGCAGGGAGTACGCCGCCGCCTTGGCTGCGGAGCACCGCCACTGCTCGTGGCCGACCGCGGGCCAGCCCATGCGGGGCACGCAGATGTTGGTCCAGATGCCGCGCTCAAACCAACTATTGTGGGCCTCTACGAGGCGGCCCTCAGCAATCCACGTGAATAGCTCCTCCAGCTCGGGGCAGTCCGCCTCGGCGACGCCGAGGTGCGGGAAGGCCGGGTGCCAGAGGGCCGTCCGGCCCTCCTCCCAGTGCGGCAGTCGGAAGGCGAGGCACATGACCTCGGTGGTGGGGTCGAGCGAGTAGCACCACGACCCGCAGTCCTTGATGGAGCATGCGGACCGTGTTTCAAAGTCGATAGTGCACTTTGGCGGGTTCTCGTAAACAATGTCCTTGACGGCTCGGGCAATCGGCGTCTCGAGCAGAGCAACGTCATTCATTGGCGGGCCTCCTGTTATCATACTGCTCCTTCTTGGTGGCCCATCTGCAATTTTCAGGGGTATAGTCGCCGTCGGGGTCTTTACGGTCGATAGTGTAGGCGGGCCCAGGCTTAGGTCCCATGTCCGCCAAGAAATTAAGGAAGCTATCCCAGCGGTCACAGACCCCTATGCCTCTGCCGCCATAATACTCATACCCTGTAGCGGATGGAGTATTACAACGAGCCCGCATCATCAACCAAGAATTGTACTCAGGGGCTCTTGCTTTTCGATACCCATGATTGCGCTGACCTATTGGGCGATCTAGCCTAAGGTCCCCTTCGCGGTGTAGGCGCATCAGGTGTGCCTCGCAGTATTTAGCCCACGCTCCTCGAGTGATGCGTCTGTCGCATCCCTCAGCTCCGCAGGGCCCAAAATCGCCTTTGTTCATCTAGGCCTCCTAATACTCCTCTGAAGCCCAAATTGTGCCCTGAGCTACACTCGACTTATGCCGTCACTCGTAGCTCATTCAGTCACCACGTGGACTCCTCGTCTATGATGGCACGCATGTAGTGCTCCACGACGGGGTCCGGGTCGGACTCCAGGCCCTTGGCGACCTGGCGCGCGGCCTTCTCGAGCCGGCCGACGTCGATCGCACCTATGCGGGCCTCGCGCACCAGCGCGTTCTTCGTGGCGTAGATCGGCGCCAGCGCGGTCAGCTTCACCCGCTCCAACTCCGTCCAGCGGCGGCCTATGGACCGGACGACCTCGGACAGCCGGACGTAGCGCCTGCCCGGCACGAGGCCGTCCGGGCGGTCGACCGGGTTGCCGGCGAAGTCGGCCACGGCGTTGAGGTCCCTGAGGGGCCAGGCCCCCTGGGCGCACAGCGGGCAGGGCTGGGTCACCCCGTGCTCCCGGCACCGGCTCACCGAAGCACCTCCGCCGCCCAGGCGCGCATCGTCGCCATGAAGGCCTGCCAGATGACGTCGCACTCCGCCATCGAGCCGTGCAGGAGCACCCACCGCGGCGCCATCAGGTTGTCCCTCGTGCGTGGCACCCTCGTCACGGCGTAGTCGTGGCCCTCCAGCTCGAGCACCTGGCCCTCACGCGGGACTCCGTCGATCGGCCTGAACGCCATGCCGTCGTGCGGCCCGCCGATGACGAGGAAGATTCGCTGCACCGCCATCATCCCAGCTCCTCCGCCGCCAGCTCGTGAGGCATGTACCACACGTCGGACGACGAGCCGTCGCGCCTGATCCACACCCGGCCGTCCGGGGCATGGTACTGCACCTCGCCCCGCGCCCCGCGGTGGAAGCCCGCGTGGGGCTGCACGACGACGCGCTGGCCGCGCTCATACTTCACGGGGTTGTCTGGGTCCATCTGGGTTGGGATGGGCTCGACGAGGAGCCTGCCGCCGGCCCGGACGACGCGGAATGGCTGGTGCTCCGGCAGACGCAGCAGCTTGGACTTGATGCCACCGGTCAGCAGCACCCACAGAATGGTCTTGAGCCAGCTCATGCGGCCTCCAGAGCGCGCCGAACGGCCTCGCCTACGTTAGCCCTAGCCTGCGCAGCACCGACACGACCGGAGGCCTCCAGGAGCTTGCAGATTGTGTGGAAGTCGATGAAGCTCGGAAGCTCCATTTCGACCTTAAGGTCGCCGACGACGAAGGTGGCATGGCCCGACAAGACCTGGACGTCCTCGCTGCCGCGCCAGCTGTGAGAGCTATTGCTCATGCTACGCTCCTTGGTTGGTCGATGGGTTCATTATGGCGGGAAACTCCCTCCGTGGGAGCCCCCGTCTACAAAGCCTTGGGCCGCTCTATGGTGGTCTCGAGCTCGCCCTTGTACTCGCCGAGCTCCTTGACGGTCGCCTTGTAGGTGCCTGCCTCAAGTATTTTCGAGCCGACGTACTTCACGCGGTTGCCGTTCTCATCTCGGCACAGGTTGCAGTACCGGTAGATGGTCGGGTAGGACCCATATGACCAGTCCAGCACCAGCTCAACGGTCAACGTGACCGTGATGCGCTCCTTGACCGCGCCTATGTGCCGGCTGCGCTTAGCCTGCTCGGCATGCGCACGCTCCTTGACCAGTATGGCCTCAACCGCCTTGATCTGACCGGCCGTCAAGGAGCCCCACAGTGAAGCCGACTGCAGCAAGGAGCCTGCGAAGTTGGGCTCGCCGTAGTCATCCTCCTTGGCGTTGGCCTCGAGCCACCCGACAACCTCGCCATGCTCAGCCTTGAAAGCAGCCCACAACCCGGCCAGGTGCTGCTCTTTGGCCTCGGCCTTTACGCGACGGGCCTCCTCGGCCTTGGCGCGACGCTTTTCCAGCGTAGCGTTGAGCTGCGCCAGGCGCTCGGCAGTGTACCCGCGTGCAGAGTCCATCCAGCGACCTACGCCCCCACACTCGTAGCAAGTCCAGCCGGTGTGGGCCCAAGCGTCCGAGCCGCCACGCCCACCGCATCGGTGGCAGCAACGTTTGAACTTGTACGTGCAGCTATCCCCGTCGGCGCGTATAACATCGCCTGCCGGGATCAAGCTGCCACCGCGGGTGAAGAACTCTGTCATGTCAGTCCCCAGTTGGTTGGTCGATGGGTTCATTATGGCGGGAAACTCCCTCCGTGGGAGCCCCCGTCTACAAAAAAAAAAGAGGGGACCCGAAGGTCCCCTCTCCGACCGCCGACCGGCAGTCCCACACCCCGGACGTCAGTCCAGGAAGCTGGCCTCGCCCTGCTCGGCGCCCTCACCGACGAAGTCGTCGACGAAGTCGAAGTCGTCCTCTGCGGCCGTGCGGCCGGAGAAGCGGTCGCCGTCGCCCAGCTTCTGCAGATTCTGCAGGCCGAACGCGACGCCCTTGTTCCCGGCCTTGTCGTAGCCGTAGGCCGTGACGGTGGCGCGGGAGTAGCAGCCGCTGTAGTAGTCGTCCTCGCTGATGATGCGGTTCAGCATCTGGTCAACGATGCCGGGCTGCATCTTGCTGGTGGCGCTGGCGAAGACCATGCCATCGTAGCCCTCCAGCTCGGACTTCTCGGCGCCGTGGCGGAACGGGTTGCGCAGGCCGATGAACCAGCCCTTGCCGTCCGGCTTCAGCTTGTCGCCGAACTTCTCGCGGGCGGCATGCACCGCCAGCTTCTTCATCGCCTCGTACTGCGGCGTCTTGCGGGCCGCCTCGTCGAACAGCATGGTGACGCCGTACTTCGGCTCGCCGGTGCTGCCCTCCATCGGGGGCTGGGGCTTGAACGCCCAGACGAAGCTGGCGCGGAAGCGGGGGGTCGTGACCTTGCGGACGTCTTTCTTGTCGGTTGCCATGGATGATACTCCTTATAGCGGGTTTAACGATGTAGTCGATGTCGACATGGAGCCTGCTCGGCGCCCGGGGCTAGCTGCGTCCGGCACGGGGTCCGGTGCACGCGTCCTGCCAGGTGTCGAGCAGGATTGAATTATTGCGGGACGGGCCTGGGAGGTATGCCGTCGAACAGCCCCGAGTCCGCCAGCTCTGCCAGGACGTCGGCGTGGCACGGCTTCGGCTTGCACCAGCAGCCCAGTACCTTGCCGCGCAGCTCCGGCAGCCTGGCGAGCATGTCGGGGCGAGACAGCACCATCGCCCTGTACTTGGCGATGACCTCGCGGCGCGTGCCGTCGACCCCGACGTGGAACGGGTTGCCCCAGAAGGACGTCCTGTCGACCATGAGGTCGTAGTGCGCCCCGCTGCGGCGGTTGACGACCGTCGTGGTCACTCGCCGTCGGCCTTGTCGGCGCGGACCTGGGCCGCCTGGTCCGTGTAGACGCCCTGCGGGTAGCGCTTGCCGAGCTTCGTCTGGTTGGTGCGCAGGACGTCGGGCCGGCGGACGCCAACCATGTCCAGCAGCTGCTCCATCATGCACTCGAGGCGCATGAGCTCGTAGCGGACCGCGCGCTCGGCGTTGTCGTCCAGGGGCTTGTTGTACACCCAGCCCTTCTTCGCGAGGTCGAGCAGCCGGCCCGCCGTCGTCGACATGGCGATGGTGACGGTGCCGAGCACCTGGTGCTGCGCCGGGTCGGACGCCTCGAGCACCAGCTCGTCGGCGAGCGCCGAGCGGCGACCGCCCAGCACCTGGTAGCCCGCCTCGATGTAGAACTCCATGTCGCCGAGCTCCTCGACGATGTTCTCGATGGAGTCGGCCACGAGCAGCTCGGCGGTCTCGCCGGAGATGCCTATGGCGGCGTGCAGCAGGGAGGCCTCGCGGCTGCCCATGTGCTTGAAGAGGTTGGCGACCATCTGGTCGTAGGGCACGGTGCGGAGCACGGTGGCGGGGATGCGCTGCTCGGTCATTGGGTCTCTCCTTCGGGTTGCGGGGCTGCTGCGGAGGCCTCGAGGACCTCCTCGTCGGTGAAGCGGCCGGTCTCCAGGTTGCGGAGGCCGATGCGGTAGTGCCAGGACTCGGCGACCTCGAGGTTGTCGCGCATGGAGGCCGCCTTGTCGGGGTCGATCTTGCCCATCTCGACGGCCTTGTCCATGGTGCGGTGCCACGCCTCGAGCACCTGGGTGTCGGTGCGGGTCACCCACACGTGGGTGACGGCGTGCTCGCGCGGCAGGTCGAAGAACGGACCCTGCTGGCGCGGGATGTCGTGCTGGTACTTCTTCGAGCCGATGTTGATGACGAAGGGCGTCACGCCGTCGCGGGAGTTCCACACCAGCAGCTGACCGTCGCCGTCGACCTCCTTGTAGGTCATCAACATGAAGGCCTCCGCGTGGCCGAACCGGTGGCCGTCGATGCGCACGCGGGACGTGGCCTCCTTGATGGTCTTGACTAGGCCGCGCAGGTGCACGACCTCGCGGGCCAGCTGCTTCTTGGACTGGGCCGCCAAGCCCTTTACCATGCCGGCCTCCTGGTCGATGAACTCCAGCAGCACGCGCTTGAGGCGCTCGGCCTCGGTCTGCTCCTCGGGCTCCTGCATGCCGCTAAGACGGCGGATCAGGGAATCGCTGCTCTTCATTGCTTCCATCACTTCACTCCTTCAGGGTTGTTGGGGCCGAGCCACTTCCACTCGTATCCCCGCTTGCGGTTGTACTTCTTATCGCCGTCGCGGTTGCGCCGGGCCACGAGGCCCTCGGCGCACAGCCGCAGCAGCTTGTCCTTCGCGCAGAACCGGCCCAGGCCGAGCGCGCACTCCACCCGGTAGGTGTCCATCCAGCCGTTGCCCTCCATGGCCTGGCGGTACCTCTCGTCCGCCTGCCTCTGGTTCTCGGCGTGCATGGCCCTCAGGTGCTCAAGCTGGCCCTCGTTAGTAAGACTGCTCGCCGTCGTCCACTACGTCGAAGTCGGACTCGGCTGCCGCCGACGGGTCGACTGGCTCGCGGGGGTCGGACAGCGGCGCGACCGTGATGCCGCCCTCGGGCTTGTAGGACACCTCAGCGACCTTTGCCTTGATCCACGCCGCGGGCGCCTTGACCTTCTCGGCCTTGAGCTTCGCCATCAGCTCGGGCGGGCGCACCGCCTCCACCTTGGACGGGCTCTTCGGCTTCGGCTCCTCGAACAGCATCTCGCGAGGGATGCCAGCCTCGACCAGCTTGTCGAACGCCGTCACGGGCTCGCCCGTCACCTCGTCCGTCAGGTCCACGCGGAAGGCGCGGTTGGCCTTCTTGCGTACCAGCTTGCCGAAGCAGGCCTGGCCCCCAGGCGTCTCCCGCAGGCGGCGCAGCGCCTCGGTCTCGACCGACTTGACGAAGGCGTCCAGCAGCGGGATGGCCCGCATGCGGAGCTCCAGGTCCTCGTCGGAGGTCTCCGGGCCGGTCGCGTGGAAGGTCGCGTCGTCGCCGGGCTCCCTGAAGTCCACGCCGGCCTGGCGGAAGGACTCCTCCCGCAGCTCGGCGCAGACCGCGGCGGCCTTGCAAAACTTGCACCAGTCGCCGGCCTTGAGCGGCGCGTCAGGTTGCTCGGTCGCCAGGGCAGCCACGCGGAGCTCCTCCTCGAACTGGCGCAGGCGCTCCTTGGTCGTAGACCAGCGGCGGACCTTGCCGTCGGCGTGGCGGGCCCGCGGCTGGACGATGACGAGGTCCAGGGTGTCGAAGGCCCAGTCCAGCTCCTTGGCGCAGCCGAGGGCGTAGTACAGCTCCTGCTCGTTGTCCTCCACCTCGACGACGACGCCCTGGCCGTGCTTGTAGTCGAAGACGGTGACGTGGTCGAACAGCAGGACCACCGAGGCGTCGTTCGTGCCGAACATCGGGCCGTGGCAGGGCCTGCCGTCGGCGTGGACCAGGTCCCCGAAGTCGTCGCGGCGGATGCCCGACGGCGAGACGTAGAAGTCCCCCGCCTCGAGCGCCCTGGCCTCAGCTTCCTCGTCGTAGTCGTAGCCCACGAGCCACGACAGGTTGAACCGCTTCTCGACCTGCAGCTCGGCGTGCTCGCCCAGGCGGGCCAGCTCCTCGCGCACCGCGTCCAGGTAGACCTGCACGGCGTCCGCCATGTCGGCGTCGATCGGGAAGTCCTCGTGGCCGGAGGGCGGCAGGCCGTCCTCGGAGGCGTGGACCGGGACCAGTACGGTCTTGTCGCCCTCGTCCTCGCCCATGTAGGGCTGCTTGGGCCGGTAGACCTCGGCCTGCTCGTTGGGGTCGAGCCGGACGTACCCGCCGAGCCACTCCCAGGCCTCGCTGCCGTCGAGCAGGCAGGCCTCGCCGAGCGCGTGCGCCGCCGTACCAAGGCGGGCCGCGTCGGAGGAGTTGTTCGGCCGCCCGCGCTCCATGTTTATGGAGCCCGGGCAGTTCATCCAGCGCTTCGCCCCCGACGCGTTCCGTACCGCGTGGGCGCTGGGCATGTCAGGCACCCCCCACGAGCTGGATGGTCGGGTACTCGATGGTCACGCCGCGCAGCTCGGCGCGCAGGAAGTGGCTCTCGGAGCGCACGCCGCGGCCGTCCGGGTACGACAGGAAGGACACGTCAGACCCGGCCTTGAAGTCCGCGACGGCCTTGTCGGCCTCCTCGCGGGTCGTCAGGAAGGCGGTCGGCTGCGGCAGCCCCTTGAACCAGAACACCACCTGCGCGGAGTCCTTGGGCATCTTCATGTTGGGTTGGTCGCTCATCTCGATCAGCCCCCGCACTTCGCCACGAGCTCAGCCAGCTTGTCGTCGCCCTGCTCGGCCAGGGCCGAGACGGAGCCGGCGCCCAGGCTGGTCAGCAGCTCCATGGCTGCGTCGTTGCCCTCGATCGCGGCGTAGGCCTTCAGCGCCTTGCGGGCGTCGTCGGCGGTCACCTTCTTGGCCTTGGTCTCGGCCGGCTTGTCGGCTGCGGTCTCTTCCTTCTTCTCGATCTTGGCCTCTTCCTTCTTCTCGACCTTGGTCTCTTCCTTCTTCTCGACCTTGGTCTCGGCCGGCGTGTCCTTCACCTCGGTCTCGGGGTGCTTGACCTGCGAGCCGCCGGTCGTCTTGCCGCAGCTGTGGTGGGCAACGTTGACCTGCTGGAAGCCGGCCTTGACCAGGGCCTCCAGTGCGGTGGCGGTGCGCTCCTGGAGTTCCAGGCTCTTCTTCATGTACTCGTTGACGTCCATCGTGCTCTCCTTGGTTGAGCGGTTTAGGGATGGTCATCGTAACGCCAGGGACACGCACTGCGGACCGACGTTCGGGGGACGATGGTCTAGGGCATCTAGGCCTCCGAAGGCCCAGACAGGACGACCGACGGTTCCGCATTGCATTACGTCCGGGCATGATGATCGTCCCGGCCCACCCAGGCCCAACCGACAACATAAGGAGTAGCCCATGGCACTTAGCCAGCAGATGTCGCTGCGACTCTCCGACCGGCACCGCGAGCTCATTCGCGGCAAGCTGGAGTCGCTACGGCGAGAAAGTCCCGACCCTGAGAAGGTCACAGAAGCCGACGCAGTTCGCGCTCTAATTGAAGAGGCAGGCCGTCAGCCCGTGTCCCTCCAGGAAGCGGGGGTGCGCGAGTGAGTACCGACAAGAAGAAAAACCTGCGCCCACGTGTGGCGGACATGCGCGCGTACATTAAAGCAGGCCTGCAGCTGATCCCGCTCCATACATGGAATGCGGTCGACAGCAAAGGCCGTGACCGTGGCAAGACGCCGAGGGACGGCGCATGGCAAGCCCGTGAATACGACTCTGATGGAGTCATTCAACTCGCTGATAGGGATGGCATCAATGCAGGCATCCGTCTTCCCGCATCCATTATGGTGCTGGACGTCGACCCCCGCAACTTCCCCGAGGGCCGCGACTCCCTGGCCGAGCTCGTCGCCGACGCGGGGCTGGACCTCAGCCTCGCCCCGCACACCGTGACGGGCTCCGGCGGGCACCACTACTGGTTCACCAAGCCGGCCGACGTGTCCCTGCTCGACACGCTCGAGGCCTACGCGGGCGTGGAGTTCAAGTCGCTCGGCCGCCAGGTCGTCGCGGCGGGCTCCGTCCACCCGAACGGCAGGCACTACGAGTGGGACGACCTCGCGCCGCCGCTGTCCGACATGCCCGAGATGCCTGCCGTTCTCCTGCGCCTCTGCCGCCGGCCCACCCGCGCGCACGGCGAGGCGGCGGGCCTCGGCGAGCTCACCCCCGAGATGCTCGCCGCGACGCTCGAGCAGCTGGACGCCGAGGACTTCCAGGACCACGACACGTGGCGCGACCTGATGATGGCCTGCCACCACGCCACCAACGGCGAGGGGCGGCAGGAGTTCATCGAGTGGTCCACGCAGGACGCGAAGTACCAGGACGACGCGTGGATCATCGGACGCCGCTGGGACTCGCTCCATGCGACGTCGGGCCGCGGAGGCCGTCCTGTCACCGTCAAGTTCCTGCACAAGGTCGTGCAGGAGGCCGGTGGTGAGGTTGCGCGTCCCGACCCCGAGGACGACTTCGACGTCTGGGAGGACCCCTCCGAGCACGGCCAGGGCGTGGACGACGCGGTCCTCAGGGCCGAGCCGAAGGCCGAGGGCGTGCAGGCAGTCATGGAGGAGATGAACGAGCAGCACTGCGTGGTGATGGAGGGCGGCAAGTTCCGCATCTTCACCGAGGAGATGGACCCGGTCCTGGGCCGCCCGTTCTTCCAGCGCAGCACCAAGGAGGACTTCGAGAACCTCTACTGCAACCAGCTCGTCGAGGTGCACGACAAGCTCGTGACGCGCTCCTCCTACTGGATCAGGAACCCGCACCGCCGGCAGTACAAGGGCGTCATCTTCGACCCCGAGCGCAACCACGAGGGCTGGCTCAACCTGTGGCGCGGCTGGGCCGTGCAGCCCAACAAGGGCGACTGGTCCCTGCTCAAGGAGCTCATCCGCGAGGTGCTCGTCGACGGCGTGGACGCCCACTACGAATACGTGCTCGACTGGCTCGCCTACATGGTGCAACACCCGAGCCGCGCCGCCGAGGTGGCCCTATGCTTCAAGGGTGAGAAGGGGACTGGCAAGGGCACCCTGGGCCGCGCCGCCGCTTCGCTCGCCGGCTCCCACGGCCTGCACATCAGCTCGCCGGAGCACCTGGTCGGCCGCTTCAACTCGCACCTGCAGAACTGCATCTGCCTGTTCGCCGACGAGGCCTTCTGGGCCGGTGACAAGGCCGGTGAGGCGAAGCTCAAGCAGCTGGTGACCGAGCCGACGATCGCGTATGAAGGCAAGGGCCGCGACGCCGTCATGGGCAAGAACCACGTGCACATCATCATGGCGGCGAACGGCGACTGGGTCGTGCCGGCCGGCCTCGACGGGGAGCGCCGCTTCGCAGTGTTCCAGGTCAACAGCCGCCGGCGCGGGGACAAGGCCTTCTTCAAGGCCCTGAACCACCAGCTCTACGCCGAGGGTGGCATCGAGGGCATGCTGCACGACCTGCTGCTGCGCGACATCGAGGGCTGGGCCCCGCGCGACGAGGTGCCCGCCACCCAGGCCCTCGTGGAGCAGAAAGTCCTGACCATGGACGACGTCGAGCGCTGGTGGTACAACAAGCTCATTGACGGGATGCTACCCAACTCCCGCGGTCGCTGGCACATGGAGCCGGTCGTGGTCATCAAGGAGCACCTCAGGTCGGACTACCTGGACTTCGCCAAGGAGCAGCGCGTGTACCGGCCCGCAGACCCGGTGAGCTTCGGCATGCGCCTCAACAAGCTGCTCAACGGTGAGGTCGCCAACACTCAGGTCAAGCCCGACGACTCCGACTACGCCGTCAAAGTCGACCGCATGGGACGCGCGTCCGCTTCCAAGCTGCCGCCGCTCGCGCGCTGCCGCGAACTGATCGAGGCCCGCTTCGGCAGCAAGGTCGCGTGGCCTGTGGAGGAGCACGTAATGCCCGACGACTGACGCCGCGGTCGGCCACGGTGCCGGAGAATGAGGGGAGCTTGCTCGGCGGCGGCTCCCCTCGTCTTTTGATGGGTAGACTTGCGGGGTCGTCTAAGCGTACGAGCCCCGCGAAGTGCCAGGTCCAGACGGCATCTAAGGCGAATAAGGCTTGTGGATCAAGGACTTAGGTCGTCGTCTGAGGCGTTTTGGGCCGTACGAGCCTTGGCCTCGGTGTTGTACCAGGAAAATGAGCTACCGACCAACAGCGGCGCCGTCACCGACTGGCTTAGATGGCTTAGATGCCCTAGATAACTGAGCTAAGTACATGATTTTCTTATATTTCTTTATCTAGACCTGAGCTAATAAGGGTTTAGATTTATCTGATCCTATAAAACAACCTCCCATTGAAAATTGACAATCTAGGGCAACTGAGGGAACACGGTCGACACGGCCGCCCTGGGCAGTTCGGAGGGCACGCCACGACGACAATTCCCCTCATCCGGCCCGACCGTGGCCGAACCCGGGCGCTGCCGAGCTCCCAGCTGGGCGAGGCCCTTCGCGCTGAAAAATCCGCCGCGGCTCAGTCCAGTGGTCCTCGCGCACGAGGAAAGACTGGGAGGCCTCCACCATCGTCGCTGGCTTACTCACGGCATCGGGCGCGGCACCATCGAGGGCATTCTGCGAACCATCGACCGAGGAGGTCACCATGACAACCAAGAGCATGACCGACGACGAGCGCCGGTTCCTGCACGAGAGGGGGCCCGTTTCCGAGCTCGAGCTCGTCGAGTGGGAGCTCGACGGCCTCACCGCCCAGGAGCGCATGTCCCTGGAGCGCCGCCGCCTGTTCCTCCGTGCCTTCGCCCTGCGCGGCATCGTGCTTGAGGGCTGCAAGGCTGCGGGCGTGTCCCGCGACGCGGTCTACCATTGGCGCGAGACGTCCGAGTGGTTCTCCACGCTCTACGAGATAGCGATCGAGGAGGCCGCGGACCGCATCGAGGCCGAGGCCATCCGGCGGGCCGTGGACGGCTACGACGAGCCAGTCATCTACAAGGGCATGCCGACCACGGTCGTCGACCCGATCAGTGGCGAGCAGCGCCAGCTGACGGTGCGCAAGTACAGCGACGCCCTGATGGCCCTGGTGCTGAAGGGCGCGCGCCCCGAGAAGTACCGCGACAACCACAGGGTCGAGGTCGAGGGCGGTACGACGGGCGTCCTGGTGGTGCCCGGCGTCATCGACCCGAAGGCGTGGGCCGAGGCGGCCCGGGCGCAGCAGGCCAAGTTCGCCGGGAACGAGGGCGAGCCCGAGGCCTGACCCGCGGCAAGATGCACCCCAGACGCGCCCGGCCGGGCGCGTCGTCACATCCGACCAACCTAATGAAGACGAGAGAGCATGGAACAGAACGAGCAGGCCGCCCTTGAGGCGGAGCACCACCCCGACCCGATAGACCGGGCGTCCGCGGTGACCGCCATACACGTCCAGGACGCGATCGACGCGCAGCGCCTGCGCAACCAGCAGGCCCGAGCCCGGTGGGCTCCCAGGGACGACGGCTGCTGCGCCTGCGGGTGCGGCGAGGAGGTCGACCCGCGCCGGCTGGCGCTGGGCTACGGCCTGACCATCGAGTGCGCCCAGAAGATGGAGCGCCGTTGAAGCACTGCGCGCTCTGCGGCGGCGGGGGTCACACGGCCCCGCACTGCCCGTGGGCGCGCCACGAACACAAGGAGACGACATGCGCCAGCGTGCCATCAAGCGTGCCCACGAGCGGATCGCCCGCAGGCTGCGCGCCCGACACCAGGGCATCCGCCCCGAGCCCGAGCAGGGCCTCTTCAACTTCCGCTGCCACGAGAACTGCGTGGAGTACCTGCGCACCCACCCAGACCGCGGCCTCCGCATAGCCGAGACGATCTACCTCGACGAGGGCGAGCCCATCCTCCACTACGTCGTGGTGGACGGCGACCGCTACCTCGAGGTGACCCTCGGCTGGCGCGCCGACAGCCTGGAGTACTACCTGGTCCGCGTCCTGGACGAGCGGGACCACGCCCGCATCCACAGCGAGTTCGAGCACTCCCTCGCGGACTGGACGGAGGAGTTCACCTCTTGGTTCGCCCGCCGCGTGCTCGGCGTAGAGAGGGTGCTCTGATGCCCAGCTACGGATTAGTAGAAGTAGACCCGCGCTATCGCAAGCGCGTATACGACGCTATCGACTCTCATTACCGGTCACGTGGGGTGCCCGAGTATAGACTTCAAGAGATGCGCTGGAAGTGGCTACGCGCTAAGGGGCTACGCGTCCCGGGAGGCACATGACGGCCTACGAACCACCCCACTGGAAGAAGAAGAAGAGGGCGCCGCGCCCAGAGGTCAAGGTCTGGGCCGCGCAGCCCGGCTCGCAGGTGCTCTTCCTGTCCAGCCCCGTGTTCGAGACCCTGTACGAGGGCACGCGCGGCCCGGGCAAGACCGACGCCCTGCTCGCCGACTTCTGCCAGCACGTGGGCCAGGGCTACGGCGCGGCCTGGCGCGGCATCCTCTTCCGCTCCACGTACAAGCAGCTCTCCGACGTCGTGGCAAAGTCCAAGGCGTGGTTCAAGCTGTGGTTCCCCGGCGCCAAGTTCAACGAGAGCGACTACGTCTGGACCTTCCCCGGCGGCGAGCAGCTCCTGCTGCGCTACATGTCAAAGCCGGCGGACTACGACAACTACCACGGCCACGCGTACCCGTGGATCGGCTGGGAGGAGCTCACCAACTGGGCCACCTCCGAGATGTACCTCAAGATGTTCTCCTGCTGCCGCTCCACCGTGCCGGGCATGCCCCGCAAGGTGCGCGCCACGACGAACCCATACGGCAAGGGGCACAACTGGGTCAAGCTCCGCTGGCAGCTGCCGCAGATGCGCGGCCGCATCATCCACACGCCGGGCGAGCCGGACCGCGTGGCGATCCACGGCCACATCAGCGAGAACCGCATCCTGCTGGACGCGGACCCGGAGTACATCTCCCGCATCCGCGCCGCGGCCTCGAACCCGGCGCAGATCGCGGCCTGGCTGGATGGCTCGTGGGACATCACCAGCGGTGGCATGTTCGACGACCTCTGGCAGACTACCTCCCACTGCGTGCCAGTGTTCCAGGTGCCCAGGTCATGGACGGTCGACCGGTCCTTCGACTGGGGGTCCGCGAAGCCCTTCTCGGTGGGCTGGTGGGCGGAGTCCGACGGCACGGACCTCGCCCTGCCGAGCGGCCGCAAGATCAGCACGGTGCGCGGCGACCTGTTCCGCATAGCCGAGTGGTACGGGTGCAAGAAGGGCACGGAGAACGAGGGCCTGCGGATGCTTGCCTCCGACATTGCCGAGGGCCTCAAGTTCCGCGAGGTGGCCATGGGGCTGGCGGGTCGGGTCAAGCCTGGGCCGGCCGACTCCTCCATCTTCGACGAGGAGAATGGCAACTGCATCGCCAAGGACATGCAGGCGAAGGGCGTGCGCTGGGAGCGGGCTGACAAGGGCCCGGGGTCGCGGAAGCAGGGCTGGCAGCAGCTGCGCAAGCTGCTCAAGGGCGCGCTCAACCAGGACGAGGAGGGCAACCCGATTGCCGGGCCGAGGGAGAAGCCTGGCCTGTTCATCGTGGCCGAGCGCTGCCCCGACTTCGTGAGGACCTTCGTGCCGATACCCCGCGACGAGAAGGACCCGGACGACGTGGATAGCGACGTCGAGGACCACATCGCCGACGAAGTGAGGTATAGGGTGCGCTTCAAGCGCAAGGAGGTCAGGCAGGGCAGCTTCTGATGGTGTCCGCGGCCACGACGTCCCGGTATCATCTTCTCATCGCTCGACACGCGGATGGCTAGCCGCGCTAGACAGCGCCGGGAGGGCCGCCCCAGGCCCGGCATGGGACCAGGCGTTCGCATTGCGATGGCCTTTCAGACCGCCATCGCCCTTCGGAGCCCGCCTCGCGCGGGCTCCGTCGTCTCCGTGCGTATCAGCACAGGGCTACTTGCGCGGGTCTACCGCGCGATAGTCTTCATGAAAAACGCCAATGCTGTATTGCAGGGACTTAACCGCCCGGTTGCGGGCCGCCACGCACTTGCCCTGCTGCTGGAGGTCGATGGCGTCCTTGAGGCAGAGCTGAGCGCTGCTCTGCATCTGTGCGCCGTTGTTGGCGTGCTTGCGGGCAAGCTGAATCACTTCGAATGAGTTCATGGTAGCTCCTTGATGACCACAATTACATGGTGACGCCCTGCCTGGTTGCGCGAGCGACGCAGTCGTCTATCCGTTGCTGCTTGACTTCAGCTGCATAAGCAACAGCCTCTTCGCGAGTCTTAAACACCAGCCCGCGGGCAAATTTGTGACCGGGGCACGACGCACGCGCAATAACTTCTGTTCTAATCAGGCTACCTTCGCGGCGCTGAAGGATCGGTTTGTATTCGCCCAGGCTTTTACGGGCAGAAGGTTCGGTCTCGCGATGCGCAGAAAGCTCTTGTTCGAACAATTGTTGCTTCCGATCCATTTCAGTTCTCCTTAGTGGCTGGAGGGGGGGGGGCCCCTCCAATGCAGTTGGTCAGTCAGTGAAGTCATTATACTGTAGAATGCAGGCAAAGGGAGCGGCCTCGTGCGGGCTTCGTCGTCTCTGCGCGGGACACGGTCCGGGCGATCGACGGTCCGGGCGCGGTGCGTCGCGCGTCATGATCGAGAGCCCGACCAACCGAGCAAAGGAGCTCCCACATGACACGACCACTTGGCCCGCAGCTGCCATTCTCTGACGAGCTGCACGCCGGCAAGTACCGCGGCGAGGGCGAGAGGCCCGGCCTGTTCGTGGTGGCGGAGCGCTGCCCCGACTTCGTGAGGACCTTCGTGCCGATACCCCGCGACGAGGCCGACCCCGACGACGTGGACAGCGACGTCGAGGACCACATCGCCGACGAAGTGAGGTATAGGGTGCGCTTCAAGCGCAAGGAGGTCAGGCAGGGCTCCTTCTAAACGATGGCACACCTTCCAGCTTGGAGCGGTAAGATGTTTATTATCATCTAACGCCTAGCTAACCGGCTGGCGCTGCTTTTGCGCCAGTCCGCGTTGAGCGTGGAGTTAGATTTTTTGCGAAACCTCTTGACACTGTTTGATTACGTGATACAATTCAATCATCGCAACAACAGGAGGGTAGGAAAATGAGGTTCCAGACGACCGGCGGCCAGTTCGTAAGCGCCGCCACCAAGGCCGAAGCCGCTGCGCTCGCCGCGCAGTATGGCTTCGGCGAAATTGCCGGGGCCGCGCCTGCCCCGGCGAGGGTCAAGGCTCCGATGAGCCTGACCACGGCCCGTCGCCTGGCGGGCGAGGCGCAGGACTGGCCGCGTTGCGGCCAGGGTTGGCCCCCCAATGCGCGGGAGAGGGAGGGGGGCGCCCCGACCCTTTTAT